CCGGTTCCGGCTCTGCAGGTCTTGGTGGGCAAAGCTTTGAAAACGATCCAACTGAACTGCGCAACGGCTTCTACGTGGATCTTGGCGCGTCCAAGCTGGTAAGCACCCCCACCAGTTCAAGCCAAGGCGCTCAACGCGCTGAAGCTTTCTTGCTGGCAATGGGCATGGCTTACAAAGACTACGAGCCTCCGTTTGCCTACCTGATTACTTCCCCGGAAGTGATTGCCAGCCTGCGTTCAGCAAACCTTGTTGACGCTGACCGTGTAACCGATGGCAGCATTGAGTTTAACACGATCTTTCAAGGCAAATTGCGCTTGATTCAGACTCGTGCAGCTCAAGGCTTGACCTCAGCTGAATTGACAAAAGTCAACACAGGTGCAGGCGTAGATCTCGTAGGTACCAAGACCTCCTTCATTGTACTCCCCGGCGCTGTTGCTATGGAGAGCTTGATGGTTCCTGAGCCTACCGAAATCGATCGTAATGCCAGCTCCTACAAAGGTGGTGGTACAACCACTATCTGGCGTCGTTGGGGCTACGTTCTTGCTCCTGCCGGTTACGATTGGGTGGGTAATGAAGAAGCGTTCCCGTCTGATGAAGCTTACCGCTATGTGGTTGAAAGTGGTACAGGTGTGGCAATGACAGCCGCGACTGATGCCCTTGCTAACACCACCGGTACCTGGAAGCGTAAGTCAGCCTCAGCGTTGTCTCTGGGCATTCTGCCGGTATTCCATTCCTAAGTGAGGTGACCTATGCCGTTAATTGTCGGCGAAAACTCATACGGCACTCTTGAACAAGCGGAGACATATTTCATAACTCGACTGGACTCGGAAGCTTGGAGTGTTGCCGATGATGCTATGAAAAATGCTGCAATGGTAACAGCCGCTCAAGTTCTGGACGAAGAGGATTGGGGCGGCGTTGCCGTGTCTGGGACACAGCTTATGGCACATCCCAGAAAAGGCTCTTACCTCGATCCACGTTTGGGTTTTTGTGTAGACTTTGACGGCTACCCCGCTAGACTGTTGAAAGCGCAATTTGAAACAGCTTATCACTTTTTGAACAATGATGGGTTATTGGATGAGACCGGTAAAGTTGAGTCTCTCAAAATCTCTTCGGTAGAGCTATTAGATATTCGTAAAGCAGCCACGTTGCCGAATATTGCCTACACGCTGATACGTCCAATGCTTGTGAACCATGGCTCAAGAAGTTGGTGGAGGGCAAACTAATGGCTTACAAAGCGTTAATTGACTCTCAGCTAGTCCTCGCCTTCAATCAGTTGAAAGATCTCGCTATTAGTGTTACATTCGTTCGCAAGACAGCTGAGTCGTTTGATTTCTCGGCAGGTACTTCTCCCGTTATTAATGAGAATGTGCCTAACGTGAAATGTGTTATCCTCAAAGAGTCTAAAGACAAAAGTGTTCTCAAAAGAGAAGTCTTGTTTAAGTCAAAAGAACTCGGCGAAATAGGTGACTTTTCAGAAGTTCAAATAGAAGACGAAGTCTGGAAAATCGGCCCTGTCATAGCTCAAAAGCGTTATGTGACGCTGCTTACTGTTTATAAGGAGTAGCCTGTGTCGCGATACGAAAGTTCGCTTATGACCATTTACTCTGTTTTCGCGACAGAAGCATGGAAGGCAATGGGCATAACTGCGCATCCTTCTTCAATTGTTCCCGAGAATCCTGGAACGGAATATATTCGTCTTTCAGTAATACCAAGTGGAATGGGCGTCAATGGACAGTCAGTTTCAGGTGTACTGATAATAGGCATATTTGTCAAGACAGTGGACTCACCTAAAAGATCTTATTCAATAGCAGACTCTCTGGATTCCTTCCTCATGAGAAAATCTGTTGAAAACCTAGACGGTGACGTAGTGCAATTTCTTGACAGTGTAGCAGACAATCCTTATTTGGATAAAGCAAAACCGTCTCTGACGATGATGACTTATTCAATTCCTTTCAGTTTTTTCGGAGTAAATTAAATGGCTCATATTTCCTCAATCGGTGCAGGCGTCTTCTCTGACTTGTCAGTGGCAACTCCTGCAACAGATTTGACCAACGCAGCAATCGCAGCACTTGACGAAGCTTCCGAGTTTCAAGCGCTGTTCGTCGAAGAGATCCCAACTACCGGTGGCACTCAAGCGCCAGGCACTTTTGTTCGGGTGAAGAACGTTCGTGAATTCCCAAGCATGGGCACACCGCCTAACGTAGTCAACGTGCCTGTATACGGCTCAAAGACTTCGCAGCAGATCCAGGGCCAGGCAGACGCGCCTTCTATGGAAATCACATTGAACTATGTGCCTTCCGAGTGGGCTGATGACGCCGCCAACATCCTGGGCTCTATGGTAGGTGACGGTAAACAGCACATCTTCCGTTTCACACTTCTGAACGCTGAGCCGACAGGTGCGGGTGACATTAAATATGCATCTACCGCTGCCGGTGTAGGCACTGTTGGTAACTCGCAATACTACTGGACAGGCAAGCTGGAAGCCCTTCAGGTTAATCCTCAGTTGACTGACGCGAACACTGCGACAATCACTCTGACTATCCAGTCTGCTTTCTACGGTGCGTTTACCGTCTAAATCAGGCGAGCCTCTCTTTCGGGGGAGGCTCTCTATATTAGGAACATAAATGAAACCGTTTAACAAAGATTATGTCATCAGTCTTACCCTTCGCCACATGAAAAATGACATTGAATTCAGCATAAGCAAGACGCTGAGCCGTGTGGGCGAGTTCGAGGGTGACGCCGTGAAGAGCATGGAGTTGATGCAAACTCTTTCAATCCTTCACGAAATGAAGCGGGATATCGAGAAAATGAACGCGGCCATCGCCAATAAAGTAGGAGACTTGACAAATGTCAGCTCCTAATCTCACTAATAAGGAAGTACCAGTTATGTCAGCAATGAAAGCTCTTGTAGGTAAACGCCTTCGTAAGAACTCCCTGTTTATGGAAGAGGAAGTAGAGATTCTGAAATTGTCTGTCTCTGAAGTAATGGGAATTCAAAAGTCTGCCAAAGATATCGGCGAAGATGAGACCGCTAACTTCCGTCTTTTGCAAGACGTTATTAAAGTGGGCTGTCCAGATGCGGCTGACCTGACACCAGAAGACTTTGACCAATTTCCCTTGGATGAGTTGTCTAAACTCTCCAATGCCATCATGCAATTCTCTGGAGTTGCAGGTGACCCAAACGCGAAGAGCTTACAGGCGACAAACTCCTAGTCTATGAACTGGCTTTCCAACTAAGAATGCCAGTGTACAGACTAATGGAAGAGATGCCATATGAAGAATTTATTTCTTGGTTTGAATACTTTAATATGAGACCTGTAGGCTGGAGGGATGATGAGAGGACATTTAAACTCCTTCAAGCTCAAGGTGTGAAAGCCCGCCCAGAAGAAATATTCAGCTCTCTTGCCACAATGCGTGCAGGGGAAAAGACCTCTGTTTCCGATGACGGGACGCTCAACCACAGCAAATTCCAGAACTCCGGCATGTTTTCTAAGTTAGTAGGTGCCAAAGGAGGGGATAAAATTGACTATTAAGGTTTCAGGTATCAAGAATGTTCTTCGAAAGATTGAAGCCGCAAAGAGAGACGCGGTGCAAGATGCAGAGAAATCTGTTAAAAATAAAATGCTGGCAGCTCTGAGGGAAGCTACTCCAAAAGACACTGGGGAAGCTGCTGCAGGCTGGCAGATTCAAGGCGAGTCAATTGTTAATAATGTCGACCATGTCTTGCTATTGAATCGAGGCTCGTCAACACAAGCACCTTCTCATTTTATTGAAAGAACTGTACTGTCAGAGCCCAGAGTACGGCCTAACGGTGTGATTGTCTCTGAAAAGCAGTAAACATGCCCCTACCTATTTTGGTGGGGGCTTTATTTCGTGAGGGTATTTTATGTCTGGTGTATTCATAGACGTCAAAGCCAATGCGGACCGCGCTACACGAGAGTTACAGGATGTTAATAAGTCTCTTGGTAATATAGAGTCTTCTGCGCTTTCAGCTGGCAAGTCCATTGGCAGAGTCGTAAGAAGTATTGCCGCAATTGCGACGGTGGGACTGGGTGGCAACGCGCTATTCAGAGTTTCAAATAATTTCTCTAATCTTGAAAACAAGATAGCATCTGTAACAGGGCGCACAAATGAGTTAATATTAGCTCAAAAAGAATTGTATAAAATAGCCAGAGACACACGCAGCAGCATACAAAGCTCCGTTGAAACCTTCGGTGCATTCGGCAGATCGCTCAAAGGCACCGGCAAGCCGATGTCTGAGATTTTGGTGGCCACAAAGGCCATTCAACAGAGCATCGCAATATATGGCACAGACGCTGAGTCTGCTAACGCGGCTATTATACAGCTGGGCCAAGGTCTTGCTGCAGGTGCGCTTCGCGGTCAAGAATTGATGTCAGTTATGGAGCAGCTGCCTCGTGTTGCAGAAGCTATTGCCGACGGCATGGGTGTTGCAAAGAGCAGTCTTAAAAGCTTGGCCGAACAAGGTAAATTGACAGATAGAGAAGTTTTCGGTGCGCTTGTTCGTGAGAGTGCTGCCATATCTAAAGAGTTTGAGGCGCTGGCGCCCACAATAGGACAGGCCGGTGGCTACCTCAAAGATTCTATGTCAATTTACACATCGGAATTGGACAAAGGTTTCAACCTGACCGCTGCTATTACTCGAGGCACTTTCCGTTTTGCCGACGGCATAAGTGATGCCGCAGACGGCGCTTTTGAAATGGGCAATAGATTCATGTTTGCGCTACAAACAGCGCAACAGATGATAGAAGTGATCAGCAAGCCTTTGGGAGCCTCCCTCAAAACTATGGGAGAGTACTTCCTCAGAATTATACCGGACATCTCTTTCACAGATACATTGTCTGAAGATCTGAATTCTATAATACGGGATATTGATCGGAGTTTTCTGGGTGGTGCCATTACCTCCTTTAAACAGATACGTCTCGTCGACTTCATTAACATAGAAAGTGATGTAGAATTAGCGCTTCGCCAGATCAGACGACTCAGCCCTCGCAATTGGGCAGCCGCCGGTTTTGACGTAGAGACGATAAAAGAAATCTTCTCAGTCAGAAACCTGAAATTATACGGAGACGCTTTCGGTGATTTGGCGGTTGCATTGGCCGGCAACACAAACACAATAGGTACAGTACTTCGCAGAACATTTATAAACGTAGATAACAGCTTTAAGTCTGCGCTCAGGTACATTGGCTTAACTGACAACGCCTTGATATCGATAAAGACAGGTTTCCTCGAAACCTTTTTCGTATCTCTTGCACAAATAGGCAAAGGCATAACAGGCCTGTCCGTTCCTTTTTACAAGGCATCTCGTCTTATTTTTGACATGTGGGCGCCTTCCTTGTTTAACGTGTTTACATTTTTGGGAGATGTCTTACGGTCATTGCCAAAGGTCATCATGGCTGTCATTGAAGCAATGGCGGCAAGCGCTGTGAAGGCAGTCAAAATGTTGGCCACAATAATGGCTGACTGGGTTCCCGTAACATCTCTGTCAAAACTGTTTAAAGACATTGCGCTTGAGTTTCTCAAGTTCACAAAAGTCGCCAAGTATACGAAAGTGATAGAATCGGCATTTGACAGTATGGTCGGTAATATTTTTAGCAAAACAAAAAGTGGCCTTGGAAGAGTACAGTCCTTTATATCAAGCTTTGGTGACAGTATCAAAGGCACCTTTCTTGACATATATGATAAAGTAGTAGGTAACTCCTACTGGCCTGATATGGTTGACGGCGTAATTGCCTACGCAGTGAAACTTAAGAACGTAGCAGGCAGCATATTTGTAGGCTTTGTCAGTGTTGTTAAGGAAAATATGGGCGAATTGGACTCATTACTATCCAAGATGTCTTCCTTTGGCTCCGGCGCATGGACCACCGGCGTTTCAGCAATGGCCGAAAGCGGTGGCTTTTTAGGCATTGTTAACAGCTTCTCTGAGGGTATCAGCAGTGTAGTGGGCGACTTAGGTGGTTTGAGTCGCGTGTTGGCCGCAATTGCCGCAGCAATAGCCACTCCCATAATAATTTTGAGAGGGCTATCTTCAACATTCAGAGATTTAACTGACAGTATATACGCCGTAGTCAAAAACGGGCTACCTCTAGTATTAGAGAAAGTGATTTCTTTTGCCGAGAAAATTAAAGATGCTTTCTTTGATATATATGATAAAGTAGTGGGCAACTCTTATTGGCCCGACACGATTGACGGTGTTGTAGAGTACAGCCGTAATTTGTGGGAGCGTGTTTCTGTAGGTCTGTTGAAGTTCCGCAGCAAAGTACTTAAGCTATTTTCAGAAGTCTACGCAGGCGTCGGTGAAAGGTTGCAAGCCCGCTCTGTAAGTGTGCCCGAGATATTGGTGCCTTCAGTTGCCGGTGTAGGCGGGAAGCTCAACTCTCTTTATGACGGTCTCCGTAATTTTGCCACTAAGGTTGCCGACATATTCCAAGGCTTAGGCCCAAAAATTCAATCGGCTTTAAACGCTGCCCTCAGCTTTGCCGCAGCAGCAATAACTGTAGGTCTGTTGCGAGGCGATGTTGCCGGCCAATTCAGAGCACGTATTATTGCTGTTGCGGCAAGTATAGCATTCAGCTTGTCCAATAACCTTTCAGAAAAACTATTTGGAGGCAGTTTTGCGTCAGTCTTAGGTGAAGCAGTAGGTAAATTTATAGGCGGCACTCTTGCAGCGCTATTTGACGCATTGCCTGAAATACTGAATGCTGCCAGTTCCTTCTTTTCGTCTCTTACACAAGGACTAGCTAAAGAGTTGCCAATAATCGGAGGACTGCTTACAGGTATTCTAAACATTGCAGGTAAGTTTTCCTCGGCACTGCCTGGTGCGTTAGGCTTAATTGGTACTTACTTTCTTGGCACAAAATTAATACCTGCCTTGTTGAGTGACGACAGCTGGAAGAAAACAATAGGCAAGATACTAGCCGCCGGTAAGGCAATGATCACAGGCAGCGGCGGAGGCATTCTGTCAAGATACTTGTTCGGTCCGTTAGGTTTGACCCGGTCACTGTCTGGCATTGGTTTAGCATTAACTATGTTCGGCGCAATTGATGGGATCTTTATGGATTCTGTATTGCTTGAGTATGCAACCAAAGGTGGTCTGTTGTATTTGTTCTTGGCAGGTGAGGGTGGTTTGACAAATGTCAAGCAGCTGGTTGCTAAATACCTGGGACGCCCATTGATATCCGCTGTTGAATCAGTGCTGTCAACTTCAGGCCTAGGCCGGAAATTTTCTGATGTACTGTTCGGTAGCGTGGGCACATTCGGTCAACGTGCTGTAGACAATTTCGGACCGATACTTACCGGCTTTACAACTTCCATAACTACCACTTTGTCTTCATACGTAGGCACAGGCCTTACTTGGGTGCAAGGTGTGCTGCTCGGGCCGAACCCCAGAAGAACAATGGCCAAGATTGAGCTGTTGGTCAGAGGTGGGATGGATAGAATCTCTACTGCGCTCCGAGACTTCAGTAGATCTCCTATATTTGCCAGTATTGGTAGAGCTTTCAGCGGTATATTTGGAGGTCGAAATGGTGCAGGCGGCAGTTCAGGGGTATTAGGGGCGCTAACAAGCTTGCTCTCAAATATTACAGCGTCTTTGACAAGATTCGCTCGCAGCATTACTTTCAGGGCAGGTCCAGATGGATTCCTCGGCGCATTGTTTTTGAGAGGCCCGGCTGCAATCAAGAATAAGATTGTCGATTTCTTAGCTCTGATGCGAGGAAAGTTTGCCGCGTTCAGCGCTTATGTAAACAGGCTCGGCGGTCCGATGGGCAGCCTAGGTAGGCTTTTGATAGGGCGGGCCGGTAAAGCAGCACTTATTGCCGCAATTGTCGCAGGTAGTTTATTTGCCGGCAAGGCATTTGCTTCAGAAAAAGACGAGGGGGATGTTCCAGATATAAAACCAGATAAATCGGTGCTTGATTCCCTTGTTGATGACTGGGCTTCTCTTAAGATATCTAACCCATTCCAAGCAATGGCCTATCAAATTGCTGCCGTAACTTTGCCGAGCATTGTTGCAGCGTTCTATATATTCCGTGCAAGAATAGGCGCTCTGCTGCTTGCAACATTCAGCGGCAGCATTATCCAAGATTGGGCACGCAGGGCTAGAACTGCAGCAACTAGAACACAGCGAGCCTTCGGCAGTGCCTTGGGTGGAACTGCAGGGGCATTGGCGGGCTACTTCGGTGGAGGTGCGGAGGGCGCGATAATAGGCGGTACAATCGGTGCCACGATTGGCTCCTCCATAATAACAGGGATTATAACTAAGCTTGCAACTGTACCTTGGATCATGACAATCGGTGCCATGCTTTCGGGTGCTTTGCTGGCGGCAGTCCCTATTATGTTAGCTGCTGTTGCGGCACTGTCTGTGACAGCAGTAGGTCTGGCTGTTGCCGGTGCAGCGGGTGTTTGGTTGTTTGGCACAGGTGACGACTTTAATGAAAAGCTGGATAAAGCCATTGCAAGAACCCGTGAGTTCTTTAATTTGGAGGCCAAATCGCCCTCTGTTGACGCACGCACCGGGCTTAAGACTGAAGTAGCTTCACGTGCTAAGAATCTGGGGATTGAGCAAGACTTTAATTTAAGCAGGCTGAACAGGAGTAACTTACCAGAGCGCACATTAGAAAAACTGAACGAACGTCTGGAAGAGTATAGTAAGTTAATCTTAGAAGCCTCTGAGAATCAGATGAGTGGCAAAGAAGACGAAACACTTATGAAACGCATTCAGACCTCAAATAGAGGACTTGAGCGGCAAGTAAGTAAGGCGGTTTCCGCGTCAGTCTACTCAACTGAAGAGTTTCGAAACACAATAGAAGATCTTTCTAAGCAGGAGGGGAAGACTTCAATTTTCACTGCTTCCCAGCAATCTTTTGATCAGATAGGTCTTGACGCAGTTTACGCCATAAATATGTGGCTGGCCGACGCGTTTAACAGCGCTGACATAAGGGAACGACTGGAGTCTCAGAAAGATAAAGAATTTAATGCCGGGTACACCGCACCGGAGCAAGTTGAAAACATTAAAATGCTCACTGATCTGAGCAAGGAGTACGATGCGGGCGAGAAACCGAATGCTGTATTGAATGCTCAAATAGACAATATAAGAGCGAAATACATTGAGCTGTTCAGGGAGCTCAGAGAAGAGCAAGATAAGGGCTTCTTTTCTGCAAGAGTTGTCGATAATGATTCGCCTTTAATGAAGAATCTTGAACACGCTGCAGAAACAGCCGGCATGCTAATGCGGCAAGGTATTGAAGAAGGCCTACGGCTAGTAGATACTCGACTGCTGAATAATCAATTGCAAAATCTGTTCACAAGTCTAAAAGACTTTGGTGTTGAAGCTCAAGAGACTCAGTTTTTGAGTGGCATCGATTTGCAAGAACTGAAGACTTTCCTGAACTTCATGGAAAACATCAAGCTGACACTTGAAACAGATGCACCAAATGTCGATATTCAGAATAATTTGAAGGCTGACATGAAGCGCATGGTAAAGAATGCGCAAAATGTTATAGACGACAGCATAGACAGCAACCCAAATCTCAGTATTTCTATGGTTGCGAGTATGCGTGTCTCTTCAGTGGACTTGGGATTAAGCCCTGAAATCATCAGCTCAATGTCAGACGGCTTAGGTACTCGCGTAAATGACACAATAACCGAGCTTCGAAACACAGATGATAGAGTTGCAAATGGCCTACTAAGCGCGGCTTCTGCAACTATCTTAAAGAGTATCAAGAAATACAGAACGCTTACAGGGGTCGCAAAAGAAGGGAAGATTGATGCGCTGAAAGAAGTCGCTGAGATGGCCAATGTAGACTTCGATCAGATCTACAGAAACGACGGCTTGCAGGCTGTGCGGGATGCCACGATAGAAGGTTTAACACTCCAAGGAGAAGGTGTTCGGGCTGCAGCTTCTGAGAATGAAAAGAATTACAGTCTCTTTGAAAAAGACTTCCTTGCCTTTACAGATAGGTTGAATCGTGCGGTTCTCACGGCACCTAATCTCATGAGCGCACTCGGCGACGGTATGTCGAAAGGCTTTGAAGAGGCTAGTTTCAGAGGGATTGACTCTTCGGGATTGCAAACTCTGAAAGATGCAGGCCTTGCAATTCAGATAGCAGATGACGGTATCAAGAACTTAGGTTCAAATTTCTCCGCACTTGACCTCAAAAAGCTACTGACAGACAAGTTCATTGCGGCATCTGCGGCAATTAAAGTAACTACAGCGGTTATGGCCAAACTACCGCAAGGCGTAATTGCAGCGTTGAATAGTGCAGGTTTCAGCACTTACAAAGCCATGAACAGGTTGTCTAAAGAAGCTACAGATACATTTGTAGGAATTGAGTCTGAATTGCAAGTTGTTGAGGCTGAGCTGAAAGGATTGACAGTCGGAACTGAAAAGTACTACACTGCAATGAAACGACTGGCAATACTTGAGGCCAGCAGAGATAGACTCAGTGCACTTGCCGGTAACAGCCTCGCCGATCAGAACAATGTAGTAGGCTCTGTACTGCAAGGCGGCTTCTCTGATCGTGAGTTTGCAATGGTCGACTCTAAGCTCAGAAGCCTGTTGTTTAGATTCTCATCTGCTGCCAAAGAAGCATTCGACAACTTTGCAGCTAATGCTCAAGACAGCGCTCAAAAGTCTCTGAATCTCTTTGGCGTAATATCTGCCATTGACAGTCAAGCAGAGATTCTAAAGCTCGGCAAGGATCTTAAAATAAGCTTGGCTCAAAGCGCATACGAAGGTTTGGGTGAAGGCTTTGCGAGAGCGCAGAATGCAATAGGTGAGATAACAATTGCTCAATTTGCGAAGGTCTCAAAAGCATCGCGTGATAAATATAAAGCCGACTCAAAAGCAATTGAACAACTTCGTAAGGTGGCGGAAGCAGGTCTGACAAATGAGCAGCAAGATATTCTGCTGACATACGATAAGACTAATGCCGAAGAAGTCGTAGCAGCTATTGCAGCAAGTGCCAAGCTCAGCCTCAAAGAGCTCTTAACACAAATCACTCCGTCGTCTGAATTTCAAGACATGAAGACGTCAGTTGATTTGAATACAGATGCGTTAGGCTTTGTCAGAGATGCTCTGTATAAGTTTGCCGGGGTAGAAGTCCCCGAAGCGCTCAAGCCGGTAACGAAAGAGACTGGAGCCGCACCGAAGTCCTTGGAAACAGGTGACAGAGACACTTCTTCCGTCTTTAGAAAATTAGATGTAGCAGAAGACAACTTGACTTCCGGCATTACCAAGAAAGCCTTCGGAGGAATTGAGGGAAGCTTGCGCAACCTTATAAGTGCATCGGATGACGCGGGTAAATCACTCGACATAAGCACACTACGGCTTGCCAGTGACTCTGACAGAAAGAAATTGAAAGGGCTTATTGGAGAGCTTAACGCTCTAGATACTTCTGGAATGAACCCACGAGCCATTGAGCAGGCTCGCTTAGGTTTTGAGAGAGAAGTAGATAATATTTTGAAGGGCGTCACTCGGCTGGCAGACGGCATGAGAGCGGCGGGCCAGGCTATGTCAGAAGGCATCAGAGGCTCTATAAAGACTGGTTTGACTGCATTGATGGCAGGTGAAAATAAAAGTTTCACCAGCTTCTTTGAAAGTCTGGCCAACACTTTCACGCTGGGTGTGATTGAAGCATTCACTCAAGGCATTGCAGATCAGCTTATCTCAGGTGTAACTGACGGTTTTCTGAAAAAGATTAATGAAGGTCAGTACGGGCTGGGTTCACAAGTCGCCAGCGGCATCGGCGGTCTCTTTGGCGGTGAAGAAGAGAGTGGAAGCACTGCAGCAGGTTACACAGGTGATGCGTTTAAATCATGGGCATCAGGCGGAGAAGAAGGCACAGAGGCAGCTGCCGGATTCTTCAGTAACGTAAAAGGCCAGTTCGGTAAGCTTACCGGTTCGGTAAATGAAAGCTTTTTCGCGCCTCTTATGGAGTCTTTTGTCATTGTTGGCAATGGTATCATAAACATGCTGTCGGGACTTATGGGCGGCGGAGGCGGCGGTGGCGATCTGTTCGGCACTATACTCGGCATAGGTGCCTCCGTTGCCGGAGCTTGGGGTGGCGGTGCTGCGGCATCATCTGCGGCAGGTGCTTCACAAGCAGGATACACCGGTGCTGCATTTGGTGCCTGGCTGAAGAAAGCTGACGGTGGTCTGATCACAGGCCCAGGCACAGGCACATCTGACTCTATCCCCACAATGCTCTCAAATCGAGAGTTTGTTGTCAACGCAAAAGACACTCAAAAGAACTTGGGGCTGTTGACTGCTCTGAACAGTGGACAGTCTATCTCTAAGTTTGCAAAAGGTGGTCAGGTAGGACGTGTCAGTAAGCCAACTTACATATCTAATGACAAGATGTCACCAAAGAGCTCCAGCCAGCAAATCTTTAATGTAAACATAACCGGCGACATCAGTCGTCAAACTAAGGCAGAGATTTACAAGATGCTGCCATCAATTGCCCAAGGCGTGAACAAGCAAAATCGCGAAGTGGGCAGCAGGAGATAAAATGTACGGAATCCTAGACGATAATGAACAACTATTGGCCAAATTTGTTGCGCCTATAAGGGTAGAAAGCATTGTACCCTCGTTCGTCTCGGATTCCCTTTCTTTGAAACGTAATGCAAGAAAGAGGAGCGGTCAACGTTGGGAGATCGCTTCTAACCTAGAGCCTTTGAGTCACACCTCTAATGGGCTCTTTGCATTGTTTGTGAAGAAGGGGAATACGGGGATATACAAATTAAAAATGCCTCAAAATTACGGTGCAGTAAAGTCCAGGGCATTCGTTCCAGGAACGCATACGGCGACTGCATCCGCCGATTCAACAAGCATTCAGATCACAACAAGCAGCTATATTCCAGCAGGCACTTTTGTTCAATTTGAGAACAGCAGCAAAATATACTTGACTTTGACTGCGCGTTCTCGTTCGGGGCCTGTGGAAATCTCACCCAGACTCCACACCTCACTCGCCAACACACCTTTTAAATGGCGCGACGATCTTGTCATGCTTGCTTATTTAGAAGTAGGCGCGGTCAGAGGGATGTCATTCACAGACGGCATTCTTATGGACAACGGCGAATTAACCTTTGTGGAGAAAGTATGATAGTTTTATCCGCGAGACAGCAATGGCTTCTGAGCAATCCAGATGCTGAAAAATTCTATTGCGTACAAATCAAAGACTTGAAATTGACAAGTTATCAAAGAGATCTAAATTTACCTGACGGTATTTATGTTGCTTCTGATTTGTTGGCAAACATTGCAGCCCCTGAGGCAACATCATCTGTTGACAGGTCGCTGTATGAAGTGATTTTACATGACAATGACAACTCGCTTTCAGACCTCTATTTCCAAAATCTGATAGGCTCTAAAATGGATGTCAGGCTGGGCTTTGTCGACCCGGAAACGGACGTGCCTGATGTATCGGAGCTATTCACTCTCTACTCCGGAATTGTGCAAGGCAAAGACACAAGTTACGAGATGGCAATTGAAGGCAGTTCAACAACCAAAATAATTGGATCGAATTTAATGGCTGCGCTTGATGCAGTAAATAGCTTCTATTCATCTAAAGAGTACCTGCGTGACCTGGACGCAACAGATACCGCCTTTGACCAAATATATGAAGGCTCTCAATCTCTCAGTCTATTATGGGGTAAAAGATAATGGGTGTTATTGCAACAATTGTATCTATTGCACTAACGGTAGCCTCTACAGCCTACCAATACCAACAGCAAAAGAAAGCTCAGAAGAAAGCAAAAGACGCTGCTGACGCTCGTAAGGGCTTTGAGCTTGTTGTAGAAGGGGACATGACTTCACTGCCTATTGCCTACGGAAGAAATAAGATAGGTGGCGCTCGTGTCTATCATTCAGTCTCTCGTGATTTTACTTCGGTCAGCAGCAACGGTGACAATTCTTTTGCCAGGAACGCGTGGTCCGCTTACGGCACTAAAAGAGAGTTCTTGTTCTTTCAGCAAGCCCTTGCTTACGGCGGATTGAACCGCATTGTGGATGTTCTCATTCAAGACGATATGCGGCTAAACGACTCTCGGCTTGTGGCCGGCGGTGCAGGCTATAGGATTGATGTACATAACTCGGGTGGAACCGCTGACAGGATGATTTCAAGAAATTGTCCTGGACGACAGCTTGCAAAGTTTACAAATGTGGCTTATGCATCCTGTATGTTTCGCCTTAACCGTGATGAGCCTGAGTTTGGCAGAGTGCCCGATCTTGCTTTTCTGGTTGAAGGTAGGCAAGTTCGAAAAGTAAACGACGGTGTTCTGTCGACCACATACACATACTCAACTAACTCAGCATGGGCTTTGCTTGACTATCTTTTAGTATTTCGTAAATTTGATCCGGCTGACTTAGACTTAGCTTCTTTTGAAGTCTCTGCCGCAATTTGTGATAAAATTGTGTTACAAGGTGCAGCCGTGGGTGGCGGTGTATTTAAGCCAATCTATGGCACAAGAACAGGAACACGCGACATTCCACTTTACGAATGTAACTTGCTGTTAGACACAACTAAGCCGTTTCGTGAAAATGTTGAAGCTATCCTATCAACAATGGGTGATGCGCGGCTGGTCTGGTCACAAGGGAGATACAGCCTTAACCTACAATATCCCGGTGTCAATAACGCTGGCATGATTGTAGCTGACATTATCACTGATGACAAGCTTGTTTTAGGTGAATCAATAAGTGTTCACTACCCTGAAGCCGATGAGCGCCTCAACAAGGCCGTTGTTAAATTCAGTAACGAAGCATTAGACTTTAAACAGTCAACTGTAACGTGGCCCAGGGCCACAAAGTACACAGGCAATTCATTAATACCTATTGATTCAATATATTACGCGCCTGTATCCGGCTGGCATAAAAGAGGCGCGGGTAACTTTCTCAATGATCACGGCGTATGGCGAGACGGAGAAACTTCCGGCAAGTATTTATGGGTATTTGTTCCCATAGAAAATGGGATGCATACTTTAGAGGGCTTTGTAACAAGTGTTGGTACCATTGAAGTAGGGGAGCGTACTGATTACTCTATAACCCCAAACCGCAATGACACTTTGTCAGCAGGTTCTAATGCGTTGGCAATAATGTCATTTGTGGGAGTCTTTGGGATATCGCAGTATTTCAACCGTGAAACTATAAGCCGAAGGGTTAATCTGGTAGCTGGACAAGAGTATGTCATTTTAGCAGATGCCACTGGTGATGCTAGATGCGGTGTAGGTTTTAAGCTACTTTCACCCAGCGGCTCTTTCCTGCTCAGCTCGCGTTCTGTGTCAAGTTTAAGCTATCGTACACAAGACTTTTCAAATGACGTTGCTGCTTATGAAACTATGTTGCTTGAAGACAACGGTGTTAAACTGGAAGCTGAAACATTTGCAGAAGGCTGTACTTCGGAGTATCATGCTTTAGCTAAAGCAGAAGAAATGGTAAGAACCAGCAGGTCGGCTTCGGAATTTGAATTTAGTGTCTTTCTTGAAGACAGGTATTTTGAGCCCGGTGATGTCATTCGCCTGGCCTCTGAAAGCTTGAATTTAGGAATACTTTCTGACTTGTTCATTAAGCTTGAGAAAGTTCAACCCGCCGAAGATGGCACCTGTTTGCTTAAAGGCAGCCGCTTTGACTGGACTCAATTGGCGTGGAACGTAGCAGACGATCAATACATTGCGCCCATTCCAGAGTTTGGCAAGGAATATAAAACACCAGAGTTTCTACAATATCTGCCTAACTTATACGACACAAAAGACTCTCCTGGCTCTTTGACTTGGATTGCAACCGGTGACCCTTCAATACGTGAATATCGCTTGTTCATGCACGTTCCCGGTGAGTTGAACCCTGAGGGATTGCC